CCTATTGATTTTCTGATGTAAATCCCAATTCTTGATCCTAATCAATGTATTATCATTACCAAACTCAATTAACCCTAGTTCTTCCATTTTAGTTAGTCCATTTTCAATCGCATTTGCACTTAAATCGTCAGCAGGAAATATCTTTGCCTTTAATCCCTTTGGAGAGTATAACTGAATCCCCTTATCATCTGCAAAGTTGGTCATTCCTAAGAATAATAATCGTTCAATGTATAATAATTCAATAATCTTCTCATCACACCAAAACTCTTTTTTTAATATTCTATTTCTAGCCATAACACTTACTTACTCCTTTCTGCCGAACTAATAACTTAATTAATTCAGCTATTTATTTCAACCACTACTTTTCTATGTAACTGAAAATATGTTCTATTACTGGTAATGTCCACCCATCTCCTAATAAACTTCCTGCTTGTGTTCTTGTCAATATATCACACCAATTATCTTTAAAACCCTGCAGCCTACACATTTCAATCTTATTTACAGTCCTAACACAAGGAGTTTTGTTTTCATATATTAAAGTAATCATTCCAGTTGTGTTGTTTCTGTGGATTAGACTATCTTGACTACCACCACGCCCACTTCCTGTGTTTAAACAAGAATGTTTATCAACCTTAACTATTCCGCTGGTTATTATATCTTCAAACAATATCTTCCTATCTTTTGGCTGTGGTATATCTACAACAATATCTCCAAATAATCCGTCTTTTGTAGTTCTAATATTTGTCCAATAATATCTATCTCGCAGCTGTGCTGTTACAAGTGATGAATTAAGCCTAGCGGGATATACACCTAAGGCTCTTGACATAATGCCGACATCTTTTCTATTAGCAGAACCAACATTCTCTTGTAAAAACAAAACATTCGGATTGAGGTCTTTTATATGATTAAGAATATCCACAAACACCCAAAACAAACTACTACGACTACCCTCTAATCCTACTCTATTTTTACTTGCAATAGATAAATCCTGACACGGACTACCACTTAAAACCAAATCAATCTTAGCCCACTCTATATCCCATTCTTTCCATTTAGTAACATCTCCCACTTGAATAGTATCAGGATAATGATGTTGAGTAAGTTTTATTGCAGCAGGTTTAATTTCAGATGAATAGTATTTATCAACTTTAATACCAACATTATCTAAAGCTGTATGTCCTGTGGACATTCCATTAAATAAACTTAAAACATTCATTTGTTCTCCTTAAAAAATGTATCGTATATAAACCATATAATTATTACCAATACTACATATCCTGCGAGGTCTGTCATTTAATCTTTTTCATTTGATTCTAATTTTAATTCTACTTGTCTATGTTGAAAACTGTTTGCTGATACAGGAGATGTGCTACGAACTGTTCTAGCTTTTGCAAATTCTTCAACTGTTTTTAATCCTTCTTGTCTATTAGATGAAAAAAGATGATTAATATTACATTGACTAATTCCACTATCATTTATTTTTTTAACTAAGGCTTCTTTTTTATATTCGAATCCAAGATTTTTAATCATATAAGTTGTATCAACTCCCAACGACTTACTTAAAGAATCTCCACAGCAACAATTATCGGTAGTCATAAATCTTAAATCATTATCTGCAACACTATAAGACAACCCCAGTTCTTTAATTCTTTCTATTACAGGCTCATACATTTCCAATCTTTTTTGTGGAGTTAAAGCCAATAAGCCCTTCTGCTTAAACTCTTTTCTATCTATATTAAGCAAAGAACACATTTTATTAACATATTCAACATCTTGTGGAACAAGTTTTATTCCTTCTATGGTAATATGGTCAGCGTCATCAAACATTTCAACTATTCTAACATCTGATATGTTTGGAATAAATGGCTGAATCCTTATACCCACTTTAAATCCTTGTTTTTTTAAAGAATCATACCACCTTTTCCTTAACTTTATGTTTGGAACATATTTTTCTATATGCTTAATATCATCTACGCTGCTTACGCTAAAATGTAAAGTATGTAATTCAGGAATTAATTTTGCTCCAAAAGAAGTATCTGATTTTGTTGAGAATAGTATTTTAATATCATATTTGTTTGTAATATCTACTATCTGCTCTGTTATTTTAAGTTTTTTTTCAAATAAAGCAAATGGGTCACTCATTCCCCCAAAATGCCACGTTATTCTCTTATTTATCAAATTATCTAATATGTTTTTTTCTCCAATATTTTTATCAACAAATATTTTCTTTAACTTTCTTTCAACCATACCAACATCTGCAACCTGAATATTATCATTCCCCATAATAACTCTTTTTGTAGCAAAACAATATTCACAACCATAAGTACACTCCCTATAAGAATCAACTCTTAATGGTTGCCCACAAATCAATATTTTGCTACTAACATTTAATGGATTAAATTTTTTCAACAGTTCAACCTCCTTTTTTCTTGTCTTTTAATCAGGATATTCATATCTGTTTGTATTTCCTAAATCAAGTTCAGATTGTTCCTCTAAATGATTTTTGTCATTTATATTAGGATAAGAAGTTCCACCAACATCTCCATCTCCAATGGTTACTGGAACGACAGTTCTATTGGTAATAGAGCATTTTCTCTTACTACACTCAGCTATCATACCTTCTTTTTTTAGGTCGTTGATTCTACCTGATACTGCATTGATCTCCAACCCTGATTCCCTTGAAAGTTCTTTCAATGTAACCCCATAGCTGCTTCTTCCATTGGTCATTCTATCTACTAAATCAAATAGCTCTCTTTTCTGTGATCCTGATATTCCACTTTTCTTATTATGCTCGTAAGCATTTTTTGATGTTTTTCTTATCATTAATCTACCACCTTCACGTACATTGGGTTGTATTGTGTTCCCAATTCAAATACATCGTTGGAGGCCATTATGCTAGAGCCACAACCCATAGCCATAAAATAACCTATAACAAGTCCTATAATCAAGTATGTAGTATTCTTCATTTCATCTCCATTTCTTCAATGTGCATTTCTAATAAATCATCGACCGACACATTAAATGTAAAATATTGAAAACCAGTATCCCATTTTATTTTTAGTCTGTTATGCTTATTTGATACATAAACATATTTTTCTTGTTTTACTTCTTCTTCTGTCATTTTTTCTCCTTAGATGGCGATAAAAATAAATCTTCTCTACTTGGTTTTTCTCTTAGCATTTTATATGCCTCTAGTTTCAACTTCAGATAACTCAACTGCTTACCAAAACCATTATTAATTTCTACAGCCTCGTTTCTTCTAAAGTAACCATCTTGGTCAATTAATGATTTTAACACTCCTCTATGAGCAGTAACCATTTCTTCAAAATCACTAAAGTCATCTAATTGTCTTTTATCTATCTTTGGTTTATTTGTTTTCATTGTCATTTTCACTTTCTCCCTTTAAAATTCTTTTTAGTTTTAATTCATTTCTTTTTGCCTCAATTAAAAATTTGGGTATATCTTCAGAAAGTAGATTGTTGCCTTCTGTTAGTAATCTCTTTATATAAACATCAGTAATTTGATCTCTTTGAATTATTTTATATTCTTTATGATATTCTTTTACCTTATCTTTATTTTTTAATACCCATTTTCTGCTGCTTTTATATGATTGGTCTTTGTTTTTTAAATAGTATTCGTGTTGTTTTCTTAACACTTCATCTTTATTTTCTGAGTAATATTCTTTGTGTTGCTTTATTATATCATCTTTCTTCTTTAAATAATATGCCTTATTATATTCCTTGATTTTGTCTTTATTTTCTAGCCTATCTTTTTTAATCTCATCTTTATTTTTTAATCTCCATTCTTTCCCATATGCTTTTTTCTTATCCTTATTTTTTTCATCATATTTTTTACAATACCCCCTAACCTTATCTTTATTCTCTAGTTTCCATTTCTTATTAAGCTCTGCATATCTTTCTTTGTTTTTTAAATAATGCTCTCGCTTATATTTTTTTATATCAATCTTCATCTATCCTAATCCGTTATCTCGATTTAAGAATTTGATTATCTCACACTTTGTCTTGTCCACACTATGTTTAATCGGCTTTTCAACTTTAAAGTAACTCATATTGTCTATCACAAACTTATCTGCTTTTGATTTACTAGAGAAATAAGCCGAGTTTTTCTTTGTTCTTTCTGCGAACCTCACTTCATATATGTTCATTGTTTTCTCCTAAAATGGTAGTTCTTCACTATCTGATAAATCCCCGTTTTCTTTTGGCTCTGCTGTTATTTTAGTTTCTTCTTCTACTCCAAGATATTTCTCTCCCAACACCCTGTTTGCATAATCCTTAACCTCTTGAGCCATTCCTGATTCGTGAACAATCCATTCTAAAGATCCAACATCTATATCGGCTATTCTATTGCCCTTGTTCTTTCCATTTTTAAATGGAATATAATCATCATTGACTTCTATCTTAGGTTTTGGGTTAGACCCTGCTGCGTTATTATGATACTTGGTCATTCCATCAGAACTCTCGACAGAATCCACAATTCCGATTCCGTAAAATCCAACGCATCTACCCACACTTGAAGTTTCGCAGTTTTCATAAGGAGATGCTTGATTCTTATTCTCACTAGCAATCCCTGTAAATATACGATTATCAATCTTCAATCGTGTCTGCATAACTACTTTCGTATCATCATCAGATAAAATCTCTGTGGTCATACTAAAAGAATCATTCTGTCTATGTAATTCAAGTATTCTTGTTTTAACCTCAACATATTCTTTACCTTGAATCTTTATTGTTGGTAGTTTGTTTGTTTCTTTACTCATTTTATTTTCTCCTTCTTATGAATGAGCAACACGCAAAGCATATAAATATATACATTATGCTACTCGTTATGTAATCTATCATCATTAATAATTCATACATGGAATCTGACATTATTTAGTCCTATCTTGGTAGATGTGCATCACTCGGCCATCTTTTTGCATAGTGATCAGAGTTCCATCATTCAATTTTACCTTGTAATATTTTGCACCAATCATATATCCACTAATCTTATGACTACCCCAACCTATCAGATTTAGCTTATTTTGTATGATTTGGCGATGTTTATCTGTTTTTGATGTATTGGTATCACTTTCCAATAACTTTTGCTTATCCTTGCCGAATACTTCGCCTACGATATTATTTATCATTTACTTGCTCTCCTTTTTGTTGTTTATCTAACTTGTCTAACCGATTACAATTCTTATGTTGCTTACCACAAGCATAACAGCTTGGAGAATCACATTGAACACCTCTGATGTATTTATGGGTTTCCATTATTTAATACCCCAGTCTTTAAAGATATTTGGATTGTTAATATATTCTACCAACGAAACACTATTCTTTTTTAAATCAGCTTTTCTACTAGGTGTCCAATAATGTTTCTCGCAATAATGTTTACCCTTAATTGATTCGTGATTCCCATCGCCAATAATATTATTATCAGGACTTTCATTTTTACATTTAAAGCATTTCATTTCACTTACTCCTTGTTTTGTTTTTGTCTAACCAAATTTTTGATGGGAGCATTTTAATTTGCAATGGGGATAAAAAACTCTGCCTCCACCAGTTACGGATTTATTTTTACTAATAAGATATTGCTACCTCTATTAAAAATAAAAAGCTAAGACATCAAATATTTCATATCCCCAATTTTAATTCTATTTTTTAGAGGTGTTGTAGAACATTCTCGCTCGGTGGCTCTAGTGGTTTTGCTTTCTAATTTAATTTACTAACAACCCTTTAAAGATGAGGTTCGAACTTAATCTACTAACATTGTCTTCACTTAGCATTACCTATTAAAGCAATTCCTACAACACTTCTTTTAATTTTTTGCTCCCATCTGATATTAAGGAATTTCACTATTTCGGTTTTCTTACCAAGTGCCTTAACCTATTTATTTTAAAAATCGTCTAACCATTATCTAAACTTGACTAATATTAAAACTAAAACAATCACATTTGCAAGTAAAATCGTCATTTATTTTAATATAATTGAACATTGCGAGGAGAAATAATTATAAAAAAAGCCCTATCCAATTAAGAATAAGGCTCTTTTATACCTACCAAACGGATTTAATCCGATTAGTTGGAGGGAAATTCTACCAACATTCTTGTAGCTTCAGCTTACAAGTATAGAGGGACGGAGCACTCTGCTGTATTGAGATAGATTTCTGATTGATTCTAACAAATGCGAAGTCCTGCTGAGTATTATCCATTTGCAGCAGAAAAGGCAAGTTTCCTCCGAGAGAAAGCGTCATCATGGTACTTATAATACTATCATTAGATTTTAGGGACAAGGCATCTACACCATCAGCAGTATATCTTACTTTGTCCATATTATGAGCAAACATATTGCCTTCGCTTATTTTAGGGAATGTGTCTTCTTTAGATAAAAATGACCACGTTAAATCCCACTCCCTACGACCATTACCCGATACCGCTTTCATGTTATATTTATTTACCCAGTCTTCATCTGTTGAGCCCGAAGCGTCTAAAACCCCTTTAGAGATATGTGTCCATCTTGGATAGTTGCCCCAATCAGGTGGCTTGTAATAGTTTATGTTGTTAATCGTTCTTCCCGATGTGCTGTTCTTTGATTTAATTCCGTCATAGTTATACTTGATGTTCATGCTGAGATTTGCCGAGTGCGGGAAGTCCATATAACGACCAATCGATATAGCCCCAATGTTAAACGCATCTGAACCTGTAAATGTTTGATCAGTTCCTGCACTTATTTTAACACCTACTGCTTCAAAACGCTTTGAATCGCTTGTATCCCAACCATCAACCCCAACAATGGTATAACCATTCCCCACATCGGTTCTATCTCCCACAATTTCTGTATAGCCAGTTGGGTATGCGAAAAGATTTTGGAACCCATCATGTCCTTGGCATCCGAGGGATGTTTTTCCATAGACAGATGATGCTGTTTGTATATTATGACCAAAAATTCCATAGTAGTTAATTGACTTTAATAGTTGTGCAAAATTTCTGTCCCCGACATACCTGCTCTTAAAATAACACATAAAGGAAAGGTAAGTATAATTACCATCTACTACATATGTTTCTACCTTTGCAGGATTATAATCAAATGGGGATGACCCAGAATCAATTACTGGAGAATTCTGCCAATTACGCAGTTCTTTAACATATCCAATACTTTTAGCGTATGAAATTATGTCAAAATACGCCCTTATTGTTGATACTTCCCCATATCTATTATTACTTAACGCCATAATTACTCCTAAACTTGTTTAACTTATTAAAATAAGTCCTTGATAGTTTTCTTTCTTTAATGCTTCTATTGTTTGAATCTTTATATTTTCTTTTCCCCTTAAAAGTATATGATATTACACTTGGAACTGAGCCCGCATATCTATTGCTTCTTTTATAATCAGTATATTTCATTGTTGATTCGTTCCACTTAGATAGCACAAGTTGCATCTCATCACTTGTATGTTTCCTTGTTACTTTTATTTTTCTATTATTTCTATCTCTTGCAAACAATGAACCTATCTTGAAATTACCATAATATTGCATTAAGACATCACTCTGCGGAGCTTCTTTAAAATATATCTTTATTTTATTTTGTCTTATAATGACAATCACTTCTTCTTTGAAATCTGCTATTAATGAACCTCTATATTTAATCTCTAGCATAGATAGATTGTGCATATTCTCTATGTTTACTTCATCAGGGCTTTGAATTAATTGAATGTTCATTTACCACTCCCAGTATGATGTCTAACATTGATTCTTCTTGAATATTGTGTTTCCAATGCTTCATTTTGTATTTCAATAACAAAATAAAATTCGTGGTCGTGTGCGTTCCAGAGGTTTTGATTATATTCCCCATGTAAAAGAGAATCTACCGAAACGTGATTACTTGGATATGGATTATAGGTTGTCGAAAATCCATTTTTATTAACTAATTCATCTGCTAGACCAGACCCCCCTACTCCGTTCCAATGATTATGTTCAGTATCTGCTAGCCAGTACATATTCTTCTTGAAACGATAATAATTAACATTATCTTCGTCATATATGGTAAAGACCATTTTGAATTGTCCTTCGGTATGTGAACTCAAATAGTCTGAATATATATCTATATCTCCATACGTAGGCGAGGAGGGGTCTTCATCTATATCCCATTGAGTCACCACCCCATCTGAGGGGAAATCAATTCCAAGGGGGTAATCGTCTTCTTCTTCTTCTTCTAGCATTTCGAAATTAATTCCCATAACTCCTGCCTGATTATTGTCTGCATCTATAACCTCTAATGCCACTTCCCACTCAACACCCACAGATTGCATTTGAATTATATACTGTGCACCTGTGCCTTCAGGCATCTGTCCATCTTCAGTATTCCACACACTCCACAGATAAGAAAGAGAAGTATCGTATGGTTCGGGAATCAATGAGTAGCTATCGGCAGCAGAGAACATAATATTATATCCTCCTTCTCTGTAAGGCAAATAGAACGTATCACTATCAAAAACCAACTCTCCATCAGAGCCCCCAAAATCAATATTTTCTCCTGCTATTTGCTGTCCAACCTCCCATGTATGGGTTTCTCCATTATCATCTGTGATAGTAACATCGTCTAATCCACCCTGATACCTAAGAATACCAACTGGGTCTTGTTCTTCATACAACATAAACACGGCTGATATAGTATCTTCCGTAAAAGCAAAATCATCATCATAAACCCTTAGATGAAAAGTATAATTCCCATAATCAGGCATCGTTCCTAAATCTATAACAGAAAGAGCTAAATCATTTACTGGTGATTCAAACACGACAAGGTTATCCTGAAAAGACTGACCCTCTAAGACCTCTCCCGTGTCTGTATATGTAATTTGATACATATATCCAATCAATTCCCCATCTCCATCTGAAGCGGAATAAGCCAAATTAGCACTCAAATCCGAAGAAAAAGTATCCACCCCAGTTGCGGTGAGTATTTGAACAGAGGGTGGATTATTTGCAGGTGGTGGGATAATATAATCCCCAGTAACAGGGTCAAAAATATATGGGCTCCAATCAAATGGTGACCAACTATCATAAAGAGAGGGGGCTAGTTCGTGTAACTGGGTTACTAAAATATCTGATTTTGTTAAATCTTTTTTGATAGAGGTAATCATAAAATAAGGAAATACTGCTTGTCTAACAAACTCTCCATCAGGCTTTGGTAAAAACGAAACACTCCTCATATCTACACCAAAGGGCTTTGTGTTATTTATGTTTGTTCGAAGCCCATTATTATCGACAAATGACAGTATATCCCCGACCTCTAACTCAACACTATCTCCTAGCGGAACCTGAAAAGATATATTCAAATGTTGGTTCTTGTGAATTTCAAATAAATGTTTAGCTAACATCTCAGCACTTGCCTTGTCTTGTATGTATGGGGCTTCGTGTTCTAGGGTATATGTTTCTTCGTCTTTTATATCATAATAATCTATATACATAGCCTTTGTTTCTGCATCGTGCGAAGTCATCGATTCCTCCACACCCGCCCCTGTTGTTTTTGTGTATTCTTCGGACACATAATCATATCCGTACTTAACTATACATTTAAGAGCAACATCTTCTTTTTTAGTTTTAGTAAACTTATATTTTAAAATCTGATTTACATTTATTGCTTTATCAACATCGGTTTTATCGTAAAAAGGTTTTGTTCCAACTATCGATGGCTTCCCAGTTGATAGCTGATTCTTATAGAAAAACGGAGAAGATTGTGCTATTTTTTGCATCACATCAATACCTTCTTCTGTTTTATCAATAGAAAAATCTAATTTATATCTATTATCTGATACATCTTTTTTAATTATATCAGAAGATAGACCTAATTCTCTACTAGCAACATCTTGAACTACGTCTGATGGCTTCGTTATTAATTCTTTTAAATAAGATGAATCCGTATGTATTACAACAGGAGTATGGGGTTCGGGACATTCTAAATAAGATTGTGTTGATATATACATAAATACAGCAGAGTTGGCGTTATCTTCCGATGCTCCTGCCCCTTCATTTCCAAACGTAATCTTTTGCCGATTCACTATTTCATCCTCATCATTTAGAATAGTAAACGGAGTTCCAGTTGCACCAACCTCTGCATCATCCAATTTTGTAAATGAATCAATTACCCCAGTAACGGGGTCAAGATTCCTGTAGGCATATTCTAGTTTAATATTACCGACATAAAACGGGGCTCCCGTATTGTTTTCATAATCCCAGTAGTGCATATACTCGGTGGCAACAGAACTCATTTCGGGTCTAAAAATTTTAGAATTAAAATAAAATTGATATAAATATTTTGTTATATAAACAGCAGGGGTTGCTCTAAAATCATTTACATCAAAATCAAAAAATATAATTTCTTTAGAGTTATCTGTTGGAGGAGATGTATCGTCTATCTCCCCGCTAATAATTAATTCATATTCCTTTCCATCCTCATAATACTTTTTAAATCTATCTTTTGTCAAATAGTCCATTAATTGGAACAATACGTGATCATTTTTGCTCCGATAATCTCCACTACTTGGAGCATCTACTTCATCCGAGAGAAAAGATATGGATAGGTTCTCTCCATACATTATCCGATTGTAACCATCAAGCAACTCAACATTGGCCATTTGGGTGTATTTACCTTTAGCGTTAACAAAGAAATTCTCGTTGAACACTTCCTTTTGATACCAAGAACGCTTTAGATACATTCCATTAAATGTGGTGTTTATTGCTAATTCACATCTTTGGTTATATCCATCCCAATCTACTCCTGCTTTGAACGCAGGGAATGCAAGGCCTGTATATATATTTTGAGATAGCCAGTTTGTTCTTTCTGCAAATTTATGCCACACACGCCAAGTATTATTATGATGTCCAAAATCATTCTGTAATGCTGTGTGAAATGTGTGTCGATAGTCTTTTATAGAACCATTCACACTCCAAGCAATGTGTGCAGTACCCCTAATTGCTGCGGCTTCACGTAAATGGTTAGTAAAAGTACGCAAAGTAAGGTTATATTCATCATCCTCTGTATTTACGTACTCATTGTACCAATCACTCAGATTATAAGCACTTCCCCAAAATGAAAGATTATAACCCCCATAGGCATAACTTGGAACACCCAACACATTCTTAGAGCAAACGAGAGGAGAGTCTGGGTGTTCTACTAAATCTAAACCATCAGAAGTAAAGAAATCTACATTAACCTGTTCGTCTGTTGTTTGGTTCCCCTGTGCAGGATAAAAACAATACTGCATATACTCTAGTTTACCCTCATCTATTAGATTCCCTGTATCACTTATTGTTTTCTCGTGATGGCGAAAAGAAGATATTAGATTTGCATCCGTTAAGGCTTCTTTATTTCCCTTTGATAACGATGCACTAGCTTTTAATGGCTCAAATTCTAATTCAAACGTGGGAATATCAAAACTTAAATGTGCCCCAAACTCTATGTTGTGGTCACCTATATCATACAATATTTGTAGGATATAATTCTCTTGATTTATTCCTATTTTCAACCCATCGGACATCCCTGTTGTGTAATTCGTGGCTACATCTGTGTCGTTTAAATAAAATGCGGGTAAACTTAACATATCAAAATTTTGAGGGTTCGGAGAGGTGGATGCCAAATCTGTCGTTAATCCAGTATAATGGGGGGTGCTCAAGTGAATGTCGTGAATATTCCAAGATAAATCGAATAGAGAAGAATCTGCTCTATATACTTTAACCTTATGTGTTTTAGCTCCTATTAGTTTAGATACCTCCCCACAAAATAAATTTCCACTAGCTAAATTATTAGAAGCATCTGCGTGGGATTCCGTAAATAAATTAATGAAACTTCTATCGTCTGATACTGAAAATTGAGTTATCCAGTCTGTTCTATATTCTAAATCTGCTTGTTGGTTCCCGCTTACTAACTCTTTGTGAAGTCTGTCGGGGGGATTAGAATAAACATTGGCTGCAAAATCGCCTAACTTAATACTTAATACATCTTGTTTGACCAGTTGATTCATGCTTCCACCAAACGTAGATTCCAAAACAAAAGGGGAAAGTTGTTTAATCCCAATAATGTCATATCCGCTATCATCTTTAAACGCTTTATCGGGAGCAATTAAAATATTATTATCTGTAAATGGAGATTCTGATTCATTGTTTCGGATATATACTACTGCGGGAGCCTTTTTCAAATGTCCATATAAAATAGGGATCCGTCTTTCATTGTCCCCAGTAAAGGTATCAACCCCTTCATATAGTGTGTTTTCTATTAGTGGTAATTCTTTGTGGAACTCATCTATGTATTTATCTTCACATTTTAAAATAATTGAAGAACTGTCGTGCGTGACTCCGCTTATTTGTAAAGATGATATTATTTTGCAATCATCTAATGTTTCGCAAGACTGAGTTTTTATATATATATTAACAACACCACCGAACATCTCGCCCTGAACCTTATCTGAGAAGCGTTTTCCGTTGATTTCCGCATTATTAATAGTTATTGATGTTCCACTTAGCTTTAATTTTTTACTTCTTAAATCAATGGATTCTTTAGCACCCCCAATCTTTGCAATAACATCGTCATAATAGTTTCCATCTAATGTTATTGGCTGAGTGCCTAGATAGTAATCTTGTCCACTTGAATTAATATGAACCAATAAGTCAAAATTATTAATACTAGAGGATAAGTCTTGTTTTATTTTTGATCCTAAATCTATCACGAGATACCGAAGTCCGTTCCACGCCTAACTGCTTCTGCTATTTTTGGTGCAAGTTCCTCGACAAAATCGTCCATCATCACGTTTCCCTGAATCAAAATTGTTGTACCACCACCACCCGCATTATCTACTCCCTCTAGTGGTGTTACAGTAACCATTTCTGCTCCTGCTTCTCCAACTGTGAACTGAGTTGGCTCATCTACAACTCCTTCAAATCCATACTGAGCACTTGCTTGGCTATATGCCTGTTCTATTTTTTGGACATTCCCCAATCCCTGTGCAACTATAGCTGCTCCAGTAACAAATCCAGTAACACCACCCTGTGCAAAGGCTTTGTTCGCACCTGCAAAGGTATCTGCAAGAGCACTTGCTATTGTCAAGTTTTTTACAAGTTCTTGGTTCTTCCCGAAAGCACCAAATATTGCTGCAAATGAATCAGCATACAATGAAACTGACCCCATAGCATCTTGAAATTCTGCTGCTTTTCCTGCCTTTAAAAATGCCTTTTTCTTTTTGTCATAAAATTTATCTATTTCTTCTTTTCTTTTTTCTTTGTCGTGATATTGTTCAACATTTAACTTCATATTCTCTCTTTCAATCTCTAATCTTTCTTCCTCTGATGTCATATTAGTATCTAACCAAGAGAGATATGATTCTTCCATACTAGCAAGGTTTTCTTGTTCTAGTTGTATTTTTTCCTCTGCTCGTTGTTTATCTAGTTCAGCCCTTTTTTCATTAAATGATTCAGCCCCTTCTTCAAAAGCCAGTTGTTTTCTTGCTTGTTCTAGCTGTTCGTCTAATTTTTTCTTTGTTACTTTTCTTGCATTTTCAGTTGCTTCGGCTTCATCTTCTGTTTCTTTGACAAGTTCTTTGTGGATTTCAAGATATTGCTGTAATTTTTCTCGTGCGTTTATTAATCCTCTCATTGACTTATCGTGGATTTCCTGCTCTGTAAGACCAGTTCTAAGCATTAATGTATTTAATTCGTGTTCTGCCTGTGCTCTTTCTCCAAAATATGCTTGTTCTTCCTCTCCTTGTTTTAATTTTACTAATCTTATTCTGTGCATATAATCTTCGTTTGCAGTAGTCCACTTATCTATCTCTTTTGCATTGGCTATTATCTCTGCTGAGTAGGATTCTTCCTGCTTTTGTGTGGCTATATATTGATTGGCTACATTTATTAATATTCCTGAATATTTAGTCCAACTATCTAATGCCCCTGATTCTATTAATGCTTCCCCTACTGCTGTTTTTAGATTTGTAATAGATGCAGAGAATGTTTCAATTTTTTGTGCTGCTGTTTTCTGTTCTTCTCCTAAACCTTCTACTAATCTCTTTCCTTCAGATAATGCTTTATTTATAAATGCTTGTTTTCTTTCTCCATCAGATAAAGCCGATGCTGTCTTGCCTAAGTCTTTCGCATATTCCTCATTGGCTTTTGCGACATCAACAATGATACCCAAATTATCGAGCATCAACTTAGATTGCCTTCCCAGTCCTGTAACAAGTGATTGAATACCAAATGTAGCATCTTGTCCAACCGCCTGTGCTAATCGTTGTGCTGTGTCAAACATCTCAGCCATTTGGTCATCACTATCAGCAATTCCTAATAACATTGCATTATTTGCTTGTTCCATAACTGTCAATTTATCTACTGTTCCATCAAGAGCCTTATCTAATTTTGCAAATGTATTAACAGAGAATCCTGCTTGTTTTCTCATTCCATCAAATGCTTTTTCTACACCCTCCAGTCTACCTGCTAATTGAACGCCCTCAATAGCAGCACCAATCGCTTTATAAGCAGCTGCGGTTGTTACAAGACCCGCTGCAAATCTTTTCATGCTTCCTGATAATCGTTTTACGCCACCTTCTGCTTTTTTAAATCCTAACGCCTTTGCAATTATCTCAAATGTTACCTTATTAGCCATTGGTTCCCTTTGCTTTAAATTGTTCTATTTCTTCGTCTATTATCATAAAATAGTCGATAGTCTTGATAGGAGTTTCTTGTAGAGATTGATATGGAGGGCAGTTAAAGTTCTTACAGAACCTATATTGTTTAATATAGCTTTGCATCTTTCCATCTATCATTTTGTCCATATCGACAAAAAATAATGATTGTTCATATAATGCTTTCCCTAAATTTTTAAACCCTTCTTCTTTCCCTCTATCATAACACTCAACTAATAGTTCATATACATCGTCAATACTATTAAATGTCTGTTTTTTTGCAGAAATTGGATTTATCGCATCATAAGGAAACTCATTTGGAAAACTATGTTTTGATTGTAATCCATTTAATGAAATCTGCACATTTAGTCTTAATTTTACTTCTTCACTTTTTTTTTATTATTTATAACAAGCAAAGAATCTACCGCCACTTGTACTATTTCAATATCAGTAAGTTTTAATAAATCATCATCTGTTAAAGTCGTAACTATTCTAACACAATTAACCCATAAAGAGAATTTTTGTGGCTCACTTGATTCAGCTAACATATAAGCATCCATAAATTCTTCTCGCAAGGGCATCGTTATCTCTTTAAGATTATATATTAAATCTTTCCCCGTTGATGTACTTTTTATTTTTTGTTCCATAGTTGGTATTTAAAACTACTCCTATGTTATTATGCTGCTGTACCTATTGAAATTACCGAATTTGATGTCGCTGCACTATCGTATGTGAATCTCAATGGTATTGTTTGTTTCCAACCATCCTCATCAAAACTAATACCTGCTTCATCTACAAATACTTTGGTTCCTGTAATTTGAAAGACTGTTGTGTCTATATCAAGAGCCATCCCTGCTTCGTTATCAATAGCATCATCTACTTCTCCATCTCTTTTGCAAGTAAGTGAACCTGTAACTTCATACTGACCAACACTATAACCCATTGGCCTGAAATCATTACCTGAATCAAATCCAATTCGAGTTACTGGTCTTGCTATATTAACATCAAAACTGTAAAGCAACAAATCTTCACTATCAAGTGTTGTTGTTTGTAAGTCGTGCATATTAAACATGGTAGTCTGTGCAGTCAAAAGTGTATGTGTTCCACCAGTAAAGGTCAAAGCACCCTGCGTAGGGATATATGCTGTTTGGAATGTTGCAGTTCCAATAACAACACCACCATTAGAACCAATATCTCCTGTTAATGTCAATCCTGTGCATAAACAAGAGTTAAAATACATATCAACACCTTCCCCATCATGTCCTGCGTTTTCAAACCATAATGTTACAGGGGTGGTATTAGATTGCCCATGTCTATAATCAAGCACAGCAGGCATTGAACCAAGTAAAGAATTAGGAGTAGTACCATCGCCAAAAAGTGCTAAACATATTCTATCTATTGCTTGTGCTGTTGCATGAAATGTTACAGAAATATCAAACATTCTATCATGTCTTTGCCATTTTACCATATCATCTGATTGTGTCATTCCTCCAACACCCGACCTAGCAGGAGCAACGCTCAATGTGTGTTTTTTAATATCACTAAAAGAAAAATCAGTGACAGGTAGTTCTAATGTTGTTCCTGCTGCTAGTGTCGCTGTTCCCATAGTGACCTCTGTTCCGATTACTACTTTTGAATTTTGTTTTGTTTGAAATGTTGCGGATTTAGCCATTATTTCTTACTCCCTTCAGACTTTTTTACTTCTGTTAAATGTTCCATTAATTTTTTTGGTATAGGAGATTTCCATTCTACTTGTTCTCCCGCCAAAAGTTTTAAATGTGTTGAAGCAGATAATAATGAATTAAAATTATCACCATCACCCAACTCATTGTATGTTGCTTTTGCTTTTATTATCATTATTTTCTCCTTGTTAAGATAGATTGCCAAGATGTATACATTGCCAAACAAATTGCACAACATACGCTTCTTCTTCTTCTAAAACATTAAGTTCTGTTGATTCTATTCTACAATTATATGCGACAGTCGAATCAGCCAAAGTAATATTTATATTATCATGTACTAATGCTTCTATCCTTGATACTATTCTGAGCACATTTTCTAATTGTACTTGCTCTATATTCTTCTTGTTAGAATAATAAAACATATTAACTGCAAATTCTCTTTTTTCTGAGCCCTTAGTATATTCAACTAAATCACTACTAACTGGTTCTAATCTTAAATATTGACTACTAACATTCTTCGTTTGGTGTCCAACATATACTGGTAATGTGTTTCCAAATTCTGCTCTTAATTTACTAGACAACTTATCAAGAATATTCTTAAAATTATTTATGGGGGTTATGGCCATTAATAAGTGTATCCTGTTCTATTTAATTCAATCGCTGATGATTGTGCATTGGTTATTTTTCTATCTGCACTATTAACCTCTATCTCCCAAGTATCTCCATCTGTAATACTTGCTCCTTGAAACCTTACAAGCAGTCCACCTAGTCCCGATAATGATTGTAACCCCCCAGTAACAAATTCTTCAGATGATTCTTGACCCCATATCTTATCACTTCCGTAATAATGAACTTTTACTTTACCAACACCATAAACCCCAGTAACAGTTGCTTCTATTTTTAACAAATCGTATTTTTCTCCATAGTATTCTCCTGCTGTTTCAACTATATCCATACTTCCTGAAACATTTTTATTATTAACTGCACCTTGTCTATCTTTTGCATCAACTTCATAAGACAACTTAAATTCCCCTGCATTTAATCTATCTACCATTCCAGTTCTTTCGCTATTTGTAACTTGTGAATAATAGTAGTCAGCTTCTTCTGTTTGACCTTCGGCTCTAAGTATGTTAGATACACAAATATAGCAGGTCATCTTAATTACGATTGCATCATATTCTTTAGATTGGCTACTTGACGCTGTATTTTGGTCTATTTGAGCAACTTTAGGCAATGGGGTAGCATATCTACCATCAAGCAAATTATTCAACTCCATTGAAGCATTTACAAGCATTTGGTCAAAATAGGTAGCATTGTCAATTCCACCTTCCATTAATAGGTCTATTGGATTCGCTGTATCTATATAAACTTCAACAGAATCGTTCCCAGAAGAATATCTAAACTCATAATTTGCATCAGGATCATCTGTTACTGCTGTTCCTTCTATACCATCAAAAAATAATTTAGTAATAAGCCCTGTATTATATGATTTATAGAAATGCGTAACTCCTGTGGTTTCCCAACCTAGTATCTGTCTTTTAGCATCATAAGATGAGAAGTTAGGGTAATACATCTCTAAATCTGTCTGTGCTGCATATTTAAAATCAGTAGCCATATTTCTCCTAGTAAGTTGTTACTGTTAGTTTAGCTTCACATTTCTGTTGTGGAGTATTACCTAGTATCTGTCTTAGTGAGTTTAATCTACCTGATGTGGTAGGGTCTAACTTTCCACTAAATGGACTTGTATGTAATACACTTACAACAAACTCTGCATTAGGTCGCTCTGACACAGTAAATGAATGTAATCCCGATTCATAGGAAATTTCTCCCACTTTTCTATTATTCTTCCATATAAGATTTCCATAACCATCATCACGAATAAATATCTGCTTATATGCTGAGCCATCTGTAATAGGATCATAAAACTTATCTGTTTCTAATCTAGCATCTACCGATGTAAATGCTGCGGGGATTCTTCCTGTTCCTAGAAATTCGGCAGTTCCACTACTACCCGCTCCAATAGCTATTGCAGATGTTGATAGATAAGAGCCACTTTTAAAAACTATATCTGAGCCTTCAAGTCCGACTGTAATTTTCTTCTCAAACAAATTCCCCGCTGTGTAATATTGAGTGTCTAGGGCGTCTTGTATCTTCTGTATAATCCCATCAGAGCCACCAAATTTTAGATTAGATGAATCTGTTGTGAATGATAGATTATCAAATGTAGTTCCACCATCGACTGTTATATCAAACTCGTATGAAGTAGAAGCAGTTAGTCCACTTTCAGAATTAGATGTTATGTCTGACAACCCTGCTTTTGCTATGCCCTGAGTATAAAATTGGATAGCGATTGAACCCGCTGTTAGTCCTGCTTGGCCTGATGCTGCTCTACCATAGCCAAAGAAGTTATGTGCTTTCCATCTACCCCTAGAATCCGTCTGAGCAACTGAGTATTTATCGAAATCGTGATAAGCATTAAAGAATGGAAATCTAACTGCAACATCGTCAGCGTGAGTTGCTCCTGTTGAACCATAAACTCCTCTTTTTACTGTTATTGTGCTATTTGCTAAATCAGAGCCATCCCCAACAGTTAATACCTCTAGTATCTCATTTTCTAAACGAATTAAATCTCCTGCTCTTAGAAAGTTAGAGTGTCCATCTTCTAGATATATTGTTGTAACTGCTGCATCTGAAGCTACATCCCCTGAAGTCGCTGTGTCAATGTCTGCACCGCTGTCTGTATATTCATTAGAATCAGGTGCTGCACTATCAACAGCAGTTCCGTCCCATTCTCCTACTGCATCTCCTACTATTGCTCTTGTAGTTGGTAATATGATTTCTTCATTTGGATTTAATAGATATTTCACATATCTAAGCCCACTTGCATCGGTATCTATTGTTCCCTCTGCTGTATATGAATTATAAACAAATTCTGCTAATGCAGGAACATACCCATCGTTCTTCACTTTTACTGCTTGGATTTGTGCAGTTTTAGATACTGTTGAACTTGCTGTTGCGTTTAAATCAAGTAGAAGATCAGGGGTATCTGCACTATATGTTATTGATTTTGTTTTTTTATCTATAGGCTTTCCAAAACCCCTTCTACCTCGTTTCCCTTCAAACCCTCCCCCTGCTGCTGCATAACTTGTTGTTGCTCCTGAACCTGCTCCTGAACCCATAATTCTACTCCTAAGTTAAATGATATTTTACTGTTATAGTTATTGAATAATCAGAATTAATGCTATCCGACCTGAAAAATGCTAATATTACTTTTCCTGATGATACTGCTGCACTATCAACAGTCCAACTGGTTTTATATGATTGTTCACTACCTGCATTAGTTACATCGCTATTGTGTGCGAGTAATGTCCCACCCGTCAACGCAGATGTTGATCCACTTGTAAAATCATAGCTGAATAGGTGCATACGAGTAGTATCTCCAGTTGCATTATCTGCCCCCTCAAAAGATGTTACACTATCAATAGATATTGCATCAGGTACAAACCATACAACAGGAACTAAATCCCCTGCTCTTGTTCCGTTCCCGTCTGCTGTTGTAAATGTTGTTGCAGGATCAGTTGATGTTCCAAAAGAGGGAGGGAAAAGATAAGCTCCGTAGGGAGCAGAATTAAATGGAATTGCTTGATGAGTATCGTCTACATACGCTTGTGATTGTCCGTTTGTTACTCCGAAATGTGCATACTGAGTATTGAGATTATTGCCGAGTGCTGCTACTTTAGTGTCTGTTGTATTTACAAAGAATAAAACATCTCCTGCTGAATTATTTACTACAAATGTTGCTGCCGTATCATCATTAACTGGTTGTACTGCTAGAATATCATCAGAGAAACTAATAACAGACGCAGTTCCCTCTCCATCTTTAATCCTTCTCGCATTTCCATCAATTCCATTGTTAGAATTATCTACCTGTAATAAATCTTTATAGCTTCCTGCTAATGTTTTCCCGACGAGAGTCATAATCAAAAATTTCCTTTCGTTAAGCTCATTATTCTCCTGTTGTTATTGTTGCAGGCAACGCTATTGCTTTTAAAATTATTGGTGGGTAGAAAGTCCCTGCTGTTCTATTTCTCCCGTGTGATAGATTAAATGTTCCACTTGCTAACCCTGCTAAAAAATATGTATAAGATGTTCCTGCTGTAAGCCCTGAAACTGCGAATCTTACTGTGTGCATAGCGTGGTCAGATTCATCTACATAAATAGTATAATCTGCATCGTAAGTGTGAGTTTCGTCTACTTCATTATAAGAAGCATTATCTGATAAACTGAATTTAACACCTTTAGAAGTTGCAGTAGTCCAAAAGGAACATTCAACCTCAACATTACCACTTGATGGAGCTTTAAATGTAACAGATAAATCAGTTCCTTGTACAGTTTGGAGGACTGTCATAGAACCAGTATTAACAGAAATATTAGCTTGACCTGAGGTAGTTCCATTGTTTTGAATCCTTGTATATCCAAGTATCATTCCTGCATAAGCACTTTCTGATGGAGCAAAATCATTATATAGATTAACTCCCATATTTCCACTAACATTTAATGCACCATAAACATCTAAATCTCCCTCTACTTTTACATCCTTGTCTGATAATAGCAATCCAGTAATATCATCGCCTATCTTAACTGGCTTTTGATGGGAATCTAATCTATCATCTAGCTTGAGATGTCTATCAAGATTCTCCTGATTCTTATTACCATTTATTCTATTTGATGTTCCGTAAGCCATTATTCGTCATACCATTTTTTATCACGTTTTCTATTTGCTTTGGTATCATGTTGTTTGACCTTATTCTTTAGCAATATAATATCATCTTTCATCTTAGCAATATCTATATTGTTTTGATTCGGTTCATTTACATAGGTTTTTAATGGCTGCATATCGTTCTTTATATCTTTCTTGGCTTTCTTAATTTCCCTCTTTACGTCAGAAATAGTTTTGCCGATAGTGGACACAGTCTTTAATATAGCAAATGGATTAATCATTGTCTGATTTTAGTCCTTTTATTATTCCTCTGACTATGCTCCCGAACACATTATCTATTAAGTCTACCACGTATGGTTCGATGGTCTTGTTCCAAACACCCTTGCTCCAACTCCATTTAGATAATCCTAGTGTTGCTGTTTTCCCCAATCCGAAGAAGAATGTTTCTACTACTTTGCATATCTTCTCGTTGGGGATTTTCTTCAAGATAACCATTAAGATTCCACCCGAACCAACACCTGCTATTGTTGCTATATTATTCATTATAAAATCCATTGTTACTCCTTATATCCATTTTTTTTAAAATTACTTATATCTATATTGTCCATAGGTCTTGTCATTGTATAGTCTTTTATCTTACTATTCTGTATTTCTAAATCTTCGCCACCACTAATAAATGGTTTTCCATCATCATTGTGGTCCACATTATAAACCACGATTGAACACTTGAACAAACCAAGCCTTACAATGCGGCCTGCATATTTCTTTCCCTCTATCCAAATGTAAATCACATCGCCAATATTTATTGAATTTCCCCAAAAGATTTTTACGGATTCTACTAATCCTTCGATAGTTGATCTGAACATCATTGCGACAAACCCAACAAAGAATAGCCATCCATAATTCCCAATTAAGTTCGTACCAAGTTCCTTTAACTGTTCCTCGCCCATTCACTTTACATCTCCATTAAGAGTGATTCGATTTTATCAAATCTTTCTTTCATCATTGTTTCTATTTTAATTTGAGTATTTTCTAGGTTATTGATTTCTTCATGGTTCTTATTTATCTTTATTGATTGAGTATTTATGTCTTTTTCAAAAGATTCCATCTTGTGCGAAGTAATCCCCAACGAGAAGATAAAAGTGCCTAATATCGTCAATATTGTTAATCCAGTTCCTATGATATTTTTATCAATCATCTTTTTATCTCAAAGTGTGGAAAGTCATCAAACATATTATCATGTACTTCGAAGTCCTGATCCCAGTCCCCACCCCAACGTAGTGTTATTCCCATTTGATTGGCTACACCAAGAACAAAACCTGCGAACAAGGTCATTCGTTCTCTATCTTCCCAGTCTACTGGATACGGAACGACATCCACAGCGTTGCTAGGAAAATCGTTGTGCCGACCATTAGGATGAAGAACCTCAGTCTTTCCTTCATCGAATAACTGATTTTGTCTTTCTTTTTCTCTATGACCTTCGAGTATTGAGCAATCCACGTGTTTAATAACTTCATTGAATACCATCCTTAAATCACTATTACAAGATTCTAATCGTTCTCTTGATCTCTTACCAAAGCTAGGCATTATTTTAGTTAGCTTCTAATACTACTAATGTGAATATCTTGTTACCAAACTTTGTGCAAGTAATATTTAATTGAGTTGTAATATCTGCTGTTCCAATATTAGCACTAACATAATCTTGTATATCTTCAGGTAGAGTTCCATCATCATCATCTGATGCTCCTACTATTTTATCGTCATTATGTAAAAATGATTTTGCAACAATAGCCATTATTTACCTGCCTTTTTTTTTGTTTTTTTTGTTTCTTTTTTGATTTCTTTTCCATCTTTATCGCACTCAATAAATTTTTCTTTACATTTATTCAATACCATTTTACCATTAATAAATTGGAAGATTTCTCCATCAGGTTTTTTAAAATAATAATCCATTTTTTTCTCCTTGTAAAACGAGGGGAGCTTTTACACTCCCCTCAGTTAATCAGTTATTATGAAACATCTGATGTTAAACTTACTGCATAGAGGTCTTTAATCATTGTTTCTCCCCATACGCCAGTTCCAACATACTCAGTCATTCTTTTTGAAGCATCTCTTTGAGTTTCAATGCTCATTATACCTTTAGCTCCTGTTGCAAAGCCAAATGCACCTGCACTAAAAGCACAACCTGCTTCGTCATTATTACCATCTTCAGCGATCTCAGGAGTTACATAAATATCAAATCCTGCGAATTTAGTAACAAATCCTGTGTTTACAACTTCTTGTGCTGGATCACTAACTCCATACATAGATGCTGCAGTTGGAGCAGTTAAGTGTCCTTGCATTATCTGAACTAAACCTGCTGGACCCCACATTTGTTGTGGACCAAGAACTAAGTTCAATGGAGCTGGAGCTTGATTGGCGTGAAGTAATCTCAAGCAATCAAAAACGTGAGATATAGCCAAGTCTGTTCCTGCACCACAAGCATCATTAGTTAATGATCCTGCTGCAAATAAAGCAACCAAGTCATTATCAAGTTTCGCTGCTAAAGCATTACCAATAACTGCACCTGCATTTCCACCAATACTTCCACCTGCACCGTAAGACTGTTCTGCTAAATCAGCAATATCAATTTGAATAACGTGTTCGGCAAGTGTTGCAGTTCTTGCTGCAGTATCAATTTGCTGAACAGTTGCTTCTGCAAATTCATTTGTTGCAGCTACATCACTAGATGCTGCTACTTTCCAATCAGCGAATTCAACGGACTTAGCACCCACAACACCAGTCCTTGATGTTACAAGAGGAGATACTACGTTTGCTTTGTTAAATGCAATTACAGCATCTCCTAATACTTTACCAACACCACCTACAATAGAAGCCGATGTTGTAACAGTTGTATTACCATCATCTAAAGCCATAAGGTCATTACCAAATGGACCATTCTGAACATATCCTTGTATGTTATTTAATAATTTAAACATTCTTTATAACCTACCTTTTTAAGTTAATTTTTTAATTATTTTACCATTTTCATTAAAATTTACACCTCCAAATAGACCAATAGATTTACCTACTGTTTTACCTGCTACATTTTTATAACACCTTGATTCTAATTCCCCTAAATAATCATCATATTTCATTTTAGAGCCTTTATAATATGTGCTATAAGATCCGTCATTGTGAGTATTGTGAACTAAGTTAGATTCTGGATCTAAATTAAGACCAAATGGCTTATGTCCTCCGTCATTTTTTTTAACTTTAGACAAGTTTACCTGATTCGCCTGTATTTAGACCTACTATACCATTAGCCTGTTCATATCCTTTTGGGTCTCTTAACGCCCATTCTTGATAAGAACTATAACCACCATACTCTCCTGTTCCCTTTGTTGAGTTCGCAGGTCTTTGATTTGGTGTGCCTACTGTGTTAGTTTGCGTAACCCTGTTTGCAAACATTTCCAACTCAGAGATAGGTAGCTTTTCAGCTATCTTCTTATCTTCATCATTAGTGATTGTTTCCATGATTGATTCTCGTTTGTTGGTTTTATAATCATTCCATGCTGTAGAATCAGCTTTGTACTTGTCTAATTCTTTGGCTTGCTCATCAAGTAAGGTCTTATACTCGCCTTGTTTTTCGAGGTCTTTCTTTCTAGCACTTTCTTTTAGTGCGATTTCTTGCTCGTACTTGGCTTTATAAGAATCCCCTCTCTCAACAGCTTTATGCTTCTGAGCAGTTATTTCGGCTACTCTAGCAGGTGGAATACCTTGTTGGTCATTTGTATCAGCTTTTGTGCTGTCATTTGTTACGCTGTTGTTATCAGCTATGGGTGTGGTTTCATTTTGTTCGGTCATTTTTATTTCCTCTTTTGTGAGTTAAGTAACAAAATTACTATAAAATCGTTATATGTATAATAGACATATTATCCCTAATAATAAAATAGTTATTTTCCTAGAACTATTTTATGATGCTTTGATTTCATATCTTTATGTCTTTGCATCTCTCTTTTCACTTGTCTTTCAATCTCTATCACTACATCTTTAGGAAATGGATTTCTATCTTCTGTAACTATTCTATCTAGGTCAGCTAAGTGATTAACAATGCCACCCCTAGAACTCCATCCTATTTTAAACTGATTGGCTGTTGCTCCCCTGAATCTAAGATTATTTTTAAATGCTTGTGTAACAACTGGAGCGGTTGTCCCTGTTGAACCCGCCCATTGTCCTAATAGTTTACCTGCTCTTTTCTTTTCACCATAATCAGTAGAATATCCTCTGAACTTATTTCCTCTTACATCTGTGGCTCTATCAAATATCTGTTCCTTATACATCTTTAGAGCCTTAATACCTAATCGTTTAAAGAATTTCTTACTAAGCATCACCTCTCCTGAAGTCTTTGCTCTTATCCTCTACTGCAATTTCTACCCACTCGTGTCTACAATTAAATCCACCCCCACGTATTAAGACATCTGCACCAAATTGGTTTATTATCTGAGTCTTAGTCATCTCTCCCGCAGCCCATATCTGTAAACATAAATCTCTTGTCCTATCATCTATTGCACCAATGTATCTAAATCTTGTAGTTGGTGGAGAGTTATCCATCATTATCTTACCTACACTACGAGAGTAATCTGTAAGGCCTGTGGTGACGAGTGTTCGCATTTGTCTATTGGATAGCCCCGCTTGTGCTTGTATTGCTTGGAATATACCTTGTTCACTTACACCACCTAACGCCCCTTTGACTAGTTCACGCTTAAATACCCCACCCATATTTCCTAAACTATCTGTGAAAGATGATGTGGAGAAGTTAGTTAGTGTTTGTAATGTTTCTTCTGTTATGTCTGCATATAAGGTCATATCGGAAAGGATTTGTGTATGTGCAGCTTCATACCCTCTAAGTATTTTATTTGACTTAAATAGCACAATCTGTTCCAAATCGAGTTGATCCATAGCCATTAAGAACTCATCAATAGACTTGAACCTTGTGCTTTTTGATAGTTTAAGTAAATCACGCACCATTTCTTTCTGCAATGTTTCTACTTGCAACGCAATGGTTTCTGCTATTCCATCTATATAGTTTTCGTTCAACGCCATTATTCAACTGGTCTTGTTAGTGCTTCAAGTAACGAGCCATTAGGAGTGGTTTCTTCTTCAGTTGTTTTTGCTACTCGTTCATCGAGATATGCCTGTGCTGTTTCTCTATCGGGGAATCTATCGGGGTCCATTTCCATTAATATATCATTTTCGTCTATTAATCCGTGTGATAATAACCACTCCCAATTTTCTCGTTGTTCCTGTTGTGATAATATTATCTCATCTTCTTTATAATCGAGCTTTAATAACTCTCCTCCATTAATTCCTGCTTCAACACCTAATATGATTGATTCTAATTCAAACATCTTATGTTCAACTTCTCTCCACCGAATTACATCATATATACGAGAATCCGTCAATTCTTGATTCCTCAATTTTAGTGCGACACCTGATTGAGCTACTGCGCCCTCTACGAATGAGATATTTAGATGATAGTTCTGTGCGAGGAGTTTATAGGAATGTTCGATTGAACTTGCGAGAGCATCTACTGTATTCGGTGGAGAAACGATGTTCATAGTCCCGTCTATGCCGAGAAACGAAATTTTATCCTGACCAACCTCTAGTGAATCCTTCTCTACTTGGCTTCCATTTACATACATATATCCAAACGACTGGAACATGGTGTTAGCGTTACTATTACATTCCGAGACATTCACTTCTAAGTTTGTAGCGACAATATCCATAGCAGGAGATGTGTCTATATAGGAATACTCAGGTCTACCATTCTTAAAACATTCTACAAATGGAAGGACACCATACGGATTGATGTGGTCAGGGTTATCAGGGTCATCTTGTATCTTACCATTAGCATCAAATACAAATGTGTTTTCTTCATCCCAGTAAGCAGTTAGTTCAGGAGTGTCATCCATTACAGAGGCCTTGATAGATAGTGGGTATGTGTATCCGATAGGTCTTAATGGGTCATCGCCGAACATTGCTTCAAAGTCCATTATAAGGTCATAATCAAGAACACCATTTCTCCAAGTAGGCTTTATTAGGATATGCTCTAAAAGATTCGTCATCCTCTCTGCTCTCTGCATCTTAGATTCTTTCCCATGCAATAACGTAGGAAAGTTCTCATTAGAGTATTCTCTCTTGGGTGGTTTCATATACACTAGACTGATTCTATCTATGATACGCTTAGTGATGTTCACATTAGCTACTGGTATCTTTGATAATAGCTTCTTACTAAAATATTTGTGGGTGTAGCTTTCTGTATATCCATTGTAGAAATCCCTAGCAACTAATCTTCTTTTACGCCATTGATTCTTAGCGTTCTGCTGCGCATCATACTTACTCTGTTGGACTAATAATGCTCCTATGTTCGGTATCATCGTTCTATTGCTCCTAATGTTGGGCGGGTAATGGGGAAGTTCCAATGAACCATATACCCCAACGCATCCGTAGCGTGGGTCAAATTATGGTTACTCTTATCCAGTTCTACTCTACTACCTCTCTTGTTGGTTACTTTCTCTAAGTCCTGAATTAATACTTTACACTTAGGACTGATAATCATATTTCCCTCCAACTGAGCGTTTACACTATTTAGTCTGTCAATTACTAAAGGATTTGTTTTCCTTAGTTTGACTTCAAATCCGTTCATTTTAATTATATCTAAATCTGAGTGAGCAGCGTTAGTTGCCCTCTGCATAGAACTCGCATCAGGATATATTATACACTTTGCTTGTGGGTATTTCGCTTTGATTGTGTCGCACATCCTTTGTGTGAGCAAATCCCCACTACCCTGATGTTCGAGAGTGATTGTGTCAAAGACCCTGATTTGGGGCTTGTCGTGGTAAATGTGTGATAGAACTCCAACAAAGGGCGATACGTTAAAGTCGAGTCCCAAGTGGATTGGCTGTGTTCTGTCGTATTCGCAGTCTTGTACATTCTTGCTCCTATCAAAAGAATAATATGCCGATAGTGCCGAGATGTTCACGAATTGACCATCACGATATGCCTTCAGCATCGTCTTATCGTAGTTATCTTCTAGTAGTTTAATATAACCTTTAGGAAGATATGGGTTGTCTGTTGTCTTTCCATGAACTAAATACTTACTATCATTGTAATCCTCTACCATGACCTCATAAGTCTTGTGGAATCCTTCGGGACTTGTGACGATAAATATCTCACAATCCTCGCTACCTCTCATACGCCCTAATGCTTTTTTATATGCTAAATCTGTCTGACGATAATTACCCACATCGAACTCATCAAATCCAATCCAACTCAGAGAGGAGCCCACAATGTTCTCACTCTTTTGTAACTGGTATATCTTCATATTCCCATAAGGAGTAATGAATCTATGGTTCTGTACATTGTATGTGTAATGGATTCCGTTTTCTTCTAGCAAGTTTTTCATTGGTTCAACGAACAATTCATTCGCTAGATCATACGTTGGATAGATGACCCACCCATTTGAGAGCCCCTCATCGTTCTTCTTCATTATCAAATTAAATAGACATTTCCTTGTAAAGACCCACGTTTTCCCGCAGCCATATCCACCGACAAGTGCTGATATTTTTTTCTCTGGATGTTTTGTATTAGTGGTTAGGAAATCCCATTGGTGGGGAAGATACTTATCCTTATGAAGTGTCATTTTAAAACCCTTCATCGAACTCTATTTCTGAAATTGGACGGATATGCTCGATTTCCTGCTTTTCAATGTACCCTCTTTTCTTACCCTTAGTCTTTAGAAAGAAAATTATAGACGTATTGTCGTTATCTTCTATGTTCTCCAACAACTTAGATTCTACTAAATCAATCAATGATTCTTGTGCATCGTTGGAGTCCTGTCTAAATACCTCATCTTTCTCAATCCAGTCATAATATGTTTGCCTTCCAATGTTTGCAGCAATACACGCTTCTGATATATTTCCATTGTTCTTTTTAAGTGAAACTAAGAAGTCTTTTTTCTTTTTGTCTGTTTTTTGTACGGACTGTACATTGTCTTTTGTGTCTTTTTTGGTCTTATCCATAATCCAAATATAAAAAGATTATTCTTTTAATTTTACTTATTTTTTTGTATACGATATTTTACAGTAGATATAATCTTCACTTCCCCACACTTTATTTGCACTTAATGATACTATCTGAGCATCGTCTTTATAGAACACTCCATTCATAGAATCTATATAGAATTTAGCCAAATTATCTATATCTGCTTTACTGCCTTTATATAATGGGGAATCTTCTTTAAGTATTAGTTTTTTGTTTTTACTTCTGAAATGGTTTTTTGGTCGTTTATAACAGAATGTCAATTCCATTTCTATATTTCTTAGGGTAGGTGTCTTTGGTGCGAACTGCTTACATTGTAATAGAAAGTCTTTCTTGTCTTTCGCTGATGGATCATACTGGAATCTTCCACCTCTACTACGATGTCTTTGTTGTGGTTTGGGCCTTGTCTTGACCAAGAACTTAATCAATTATTTTTTTACTCTTTGGTTATATTCATCTATTAAGCTATAATAAACTGGAGGTACTCTGTATCCTTCTTTGTTTTTTTCTAGATTTTCTATAAGAGTAATACAATTTATTAAATAATAGTCGTCCATATACTCTATAACGTGGTCTTTTCCGTCCTTGTCAGTCCAATAATGTTTTTTTTGTATAGCCATGCTCTATCCTTACCATAATTTAAATTTTTGTTTCTTTCTTCTTTCCTTCCCCATCCTACTTTTACATTTCTTGCAATATGTTTGATGTCTGTAATAATCATCTAATTCCCTGACCTTGTTGCACGTTGGACATATCTTACCACCATCCACCAATCTTTTCTTGTATCGATGACTGATGGTTACTGCTCGTTGGTTTTTAAATTTATCAATTCTACTCATGGGTCTAGGTGGACTTATATTAGCCCACCCTTCTCCTTTTCGACTTAGGAAACATCAGTTTACCTAATACTAAAGCAGCCCCACAATCGGCAAGTAAGTGTGCATTAAGTATGCAAGAAACCCCCTGAAGTTGGTTAGACGTTGGGGGATAGGGAAAGTAGGACTGCTCTATTTTTTTATGCTTCTGCATTTATATCTTGTATTTCATTTACATCTCTGCTAGGTAATATCTTGGCCCTGCAGCATTTTGAATCCTGTGAAAGTTCTTCTTTTCGATAGAACGCACTCTGTTTACATTTTGGATTAGAACAATATCCTATGTAAAAGTTTCCTGTGCTGTCTAAAGAATAAACAACCTCTGACTCTAGTTCATCAGGAGTGTCCATAAACCTCTCTTGATTTAAGAAAGTAGCAGGATGTGGAATGTATCTCTTTTCCGTATGTGAGTTCTCCCAGTATTCCACC